AAGAGGCGAAAAGCTGAAAAAGCACTCTTTTTATCTTAGGGCGAAAACACCCGTTTTGATGGGTAATTACATATAGGAGCGTAACACTATGGCACGAGAACACGACAAACCGATTGCCCGTAAAACCACGGGCAAAGACAAGACGTACAACCCCACCGACAAGGGTGCGGGCATGACGGCTAAAGGTCGCGCCGAGTACAACGCCAAGAACAATTCAAACTTGAAACCCCCTGCACCCAACCCCAAGACCAAGGCGGATGCAGGACGTAAGGCAAGTTTTTGTGCGCGCATGGAGGGTGTGGTTGCTAAAGCCAAGGGTCCGGCAGAGCGTGCAAAGGCATCACTCAAGAGCTGGAACTGCTAATGAAACCCGGACTATATGCCAACATTCACGCAAAACAAGAGCGTGTGAAAAAACAGAAAGCCGAAGGGCGTCCTGTTGAGACAATGAGAAAACCCGGCACCAAGGGCGCGCCAACAGCGCAGGCTTTTAGAGATTCTGCAAAAACAAAGAGGAAATAAGATGGTTTCTAAATACACACCACGCATTGACCACTCCAAGAAGAACTACGAGTCCGAAGGCGCAGACATGGCAAAAGACAAGAAGGTCGTTAAAAAGGCGTTCAAGATGCACGACGAGCAGGCCCACGGCGGCGAGAAGACAGACATGTCCAAGCTCAAAAAGGGTGGCCGTGCCAAGAAGGCCAAGGGCACCGTGCGTAGCTACATGGGCGGCGGTAAGTGCTAAACAATGGCAAGCAACTACAGTAACACCTCTAACACAACTGGTCAAACCACGATAACGGTTGACCAGTTGATCTCGTTTGCCTACAAGGAAGCGGGCAAACTGTCAGAGGAGTTGACACCGGAGTACATCAACGCGGCCCGTCAGGCGCTGTGGTACATCCTGATCAACCTGTCAAACCGCGGCGTGAACCTGTGGTTGCTTGAGTACATCGTGTTTGGCAGTTTGGCGCAGACCCGAGAGTACACCATGCCCGTGGGCACAGTGGACGTGCGCGAGGCCAACTACCGCCTCATGACGCGGCCCAGCACCACAACAGACAACGTGTACGGCGCGTTCAATACGACGTCCACAGAGATTGACTACAGCATCGCGGCAGGCGCCTCTGCACACGCCTACTTTGAAGACGGCTACCGTTTCCTCAGTGCCGGCTTCCTGTCCGCAAACAACAACATCACGCTGAACGTCGAGTACAGCTACGACGACATCACGTGGGTGCCAATCACCACCGTCACCAACGGCGTGATCAACGGGTGGGGCTACTCACAGATTGACGGCTCCCCTCTGGCCGAGTACTGGCGCTTTCGTAACGCGTCTACCAGCACCGTGACGGTTAAGGCACTGTCACTGGCCTCGGTACAGCAAGACGTGCCTATCGCGCGCCTGAACCGCAACGACTACTACAGCCTGCCAAACAAAGACTTCTTGGGCCAGCGCTCACTGCAGTTCTGGTTTAACCGTCAGGTCACCCCGGTTGCCAACATGTGGCCGGTGCCTCAGGACGCGTTCCAAGCGTTCCAGTTTGTTATTGAGATGCAACCCCAAGACGTGGGTCGCCTGACAAACGAGATCGCCATTCCAGACCGTTGGGTGCCTGCTATTCAAGGCCAACTGTCACACCGCCTGTCCAAGCTGTTGCCGGGCGTTGACCCCGCACGAATTCAGATGCTCAAGCAAGACGCCGCGGAGGCCACGCTTGCCGCTGAAGAAGAGGACCGCGACAAGTCCCCGATCTATTTCAGGCCTAACATTAGCTACTACACCAAATAAATATGGCACAAGCAGGCTTTACCCCCATTCAACTGTACTACTCCAGTACAGCCACAAACTTGCCCATAGCGGGCAACTTGATTGCAGGTGAGTTGGCGCTTAACACCGCCGACATGAAGCTGTACGCCAAGAACAGCGCGGGTGTTGTGACACTGCTGGCCTCTTCTGCGTCGTCCTCTGCCACCGTGTCTAGTGTGGCCGTGTCGGGCGGCACAACGGGTTTAACGACCTCTGGCGGCCCTATCACCACGTCGGGCACCATTACCCTTGCCGGCACGCTTGCCGTGACAAACGGCGGCACTGGCGTTGGCACGCTGACAGGTATTGTCAAGGGCAACGGCACGTCGGTGTTCACAGCCGCGGTGGCCGGCACTGACTTTGCGGCTCCTACTTCTGGTACAACGCTGTTGTTCGGTAACGGCGCGGGCGGTTTCAGCAACGTGGCGGCCCCCATAACAGGCTACGTGCTGGGCTGGACTGGCTCGGCATACAACTGGGTGGTTGCACCAGCGGCCATCACGGCGGCGGACCTAGCGGGCGGTGCGGGTGGCGGACAGATTGTTTACCAAGCCGGCACAGACGACACACAGTTTGTCACAGCAGGTGTTGCGGGTCAACTGTTAACCTCAAACGGCACCGGCGTGCCTTATTGGTCAAATTTACCAGTTACAGGCCCTACTACCGCCAAAACATATTATATGGCCCAATTCTAAGGAAAGATCATGGCATCAGGAACACTAGGTCAAGGTTTAGCAACCACATCAGCCGCATCGTATTACACGGTAGCGGCAACTCCGAGCGTCTTTAATGTGGCGCTTACAAACATCACTGGGTTTCCTGTTTCAGTAAACTTGTCAATTTCAGCATCTGCTACAGTGCCTACAACAAGTGAATATTTGGAGTTCCAAACAGTTATTCCACCCAACAGCGTGTTAGAGCGCGGTGGTATTGTTGCAACAACAGGCAAGTTTGTGGTTGTCTCTGCTAGTACAGCAAGCGCAATCAGTATTAACGTCTACGGATACGAGGGTTAAAAATGTCACGTTCAATTCAACAATTCCCCGCTAATTCTTCTTCAACAAGCGTTGTTTCAGTAGCGACTAACACGGGATTTGCCGCTGGTGACTTGGTTTATTACCAGAACGGCGACTACAAGGGTGCGCCCAATTTAACCCTGCCAAGCTCCGCAAATTTTCCAGCGGTGCAAACCTTACCTACAAAGCCTAACGACTGGATTTACAGCACCAATGCGCCGGGACAAGGTACCGGCGTTTATGGCGGTTCTGTCAACAGAGGCGCGGCGGTGTTAAGCAATGGAAATATGGTTCAAGCTTTTATGACCAATAGCTCAATCAACGGGCAGGTCTATTTTAAAATTATTGATGTAAACAACAACACTGTTGTTATACCTACTCTAATTTCTAGTGGTTTAACTAATACTAATTGTTCAAATGTTGGCGTTTTGGCGTTAACAAGTGGTAACTTTGTTGTGTACTGGGTTAATAGTGCTGGTGGTAGTATAAACAGAATGTGTTACGCCATTTTCACAAATGCTGGTGCGTCAGTGGTTGCGGCAACGCAAGACACAACTTTAGATTTTGCTAATAGTACGCTGGGTATTAACGGCGTAGCTCTTCCAAACGGTGGTTGGGTTTTAGCTGGGGGAAATTCAGGAAGCAATCAAATAATTCATAGGGGTTACACGCTAGCTGGCTCGGTGGTGACTCCGACATATTCCGCAACTACTGTGGGTGCTATAAATACATCACAAGCCGCGTTTGGTATGGCGGCTAGAAGTGATAGTTCGTTTATTATTTTTATGCCCAGCACAAGTAATACGTACAATTATTACTTGTATACCGCTGTTGGAGTGGCAATTACCAACAACACTATTTCTGTTTCTTCGGTTGGCCCAGCGTGTGATGTTTCCGTATTATCAAACGGAACAACTTTTGTCCTTGCGTATAAAGGCAATGACCCAGTTGGTAGCAATCAGACTCTTGCCTTTAGGTTTCTTCCAACAGGAAACGTTATAAGTTCACAATTTATAATACCGTCGTCAAATATTAACGGCAATCAAGCAAATACGACCACAGCGCCCATAAACGTACTTGGACTAAGTAACGGTAATTTTATATGCACCTTTGGGGACGGTGTCTCTACTCCTCTTAGCGGGTTAAACTACGCAGTGTTTAATTCATCGGGTACGGCGGTAATAGCCACCAATTCAAATGGAGTAATCCCCATCCCATTGAATTCAGTACAGATGAGGCCACAGGTGTGTTTAACTTTGTTAGAAACATCAACAGCCATTTGTGTTTATTTTTCCGGATCAAAGCAGAGGGATAGTCTTCTTGTAGCTTCATCACACTACTTTAAGTTAGATAAAACTACGTACACGCTTTTAACGACAAACGGAGTATCTGCAACCGTTGGAACATCAACGTCAGCCGCCTCTGGTTTGGGGTATGGAAGAACTACACCCACTGCGGTTGCTGTGTCAGCGGCGGCATCAGGTACGGCATCTGTTCAGACTTCTACGTCTTACACACTGCCCCCTTCAATTCTTTACAGTAGTACAATTAGCTCAAACTCAGCGGCGACTCTGCCCAATGGTAATTTTCTGATTGCATACAAAGACTACACCACATACGTAGTGTATGTTTCTGTGTTTTCACCTTTTGGTGTTCTGTTACAAACAATAACTGTTGGTACAGGTTTTGCAAGTACTGATACGGGTCAAATTTCCGTATGCGCTTTATCATCTGGCAAGTTTGTTGTTTCTTATTGCGGCTCCGCCAGTGGGGCAACACTTATCAACGCAATGTATTCCAGCTCCTATGTATTTATAAACACGTCTACTTGGACTAATTTATATAACCCCGTAGGCGCTCTTAATAATATTTCATCTGCGGGCTTGTCTAATGATCGTTTTGTTGTAGTAGCTGTAAACAACTCAAGTGATAATAGTTATCAGGTTTGGAATAGTTCAAACGTATCAATTGATTCAAACACTATTGTTAGCGGGGCTTCTTCGGGTCTGTCTGTAACCGCTAATGATTGGGGTGGGTTTTACGTTCAGTTGTATGTTACGTCAAGCACTGCAATTCGGTTTTTCGGTTTCTACAACTACTCTGGAAATCTTTACACCACAATAACCAATGCAACCATTACAGGTAGCACTGCTAACTATCAAACTAGACTTTCATACTCAAACGGGGTGCTTTACGGCTTGGGGTATAACGGCGCAAATTATTTATTTACCGCAACTGAAGAACTGACTGTTGGGATTTCACAAAACTCCCTGATATCGGCTTCTTCAGGTCTTAATAACTATTGGGGTGGGGTAGTTGGCGTTACTGGGCTGGGTAATCCTGTGTTATTTTACCCCTTGAATACTAGTGCTACAAACAACCTTGTTGGGTGGACTAATTCTGGAAACGGCAACTTTAGTGCAAACCAAATTACGTACCCGAACATAGCAAGATTATCTACGTCAACGGCTTCGTTTCGAACCGCCACTGTTGGGGCTGGAATGCTGACTGTTACCACTCCGGGGTTTGGCAACAACATCGTGCTAGCGTGGGCTGATGGAAACGGTTTCTTGCAGTACGCAATTGCCAATGTCATCCCAGTTAGCGCGTCTACCACTTTAACTGCTGGAGTATCGTCATCCCTTGGCATTACCGTGTCTCCAGTAACCCAATCAGTTAACTCATCGATTATTGGCGGTGTTTTTTCTGGGGTAGCCGCAACAACCGCAACTGCTGGTTCAACTGGTCAAGTTATTGTGAACGGTGCGGCGCAACTCAACGCAAATTATACCAGCACAAGCTCTGGCGCTGTTGACCACCAAGGCGCGGGTGTGAACGGTGTACGTGGTACGTTTAACGGCAGACTCATCAATATGCAGGGGAATTCATAATGGCAATTCAAACAGTTAGTCAAATCTACAACCCCGTCACGGGAGTTTTTGGAACGGGCAATGTGCAGTTTTTTTCTGCTTCCGGTGCATGGGTTGTCCCACAGGGCATAGGTAAAGTTAGAGTCCGTATGTGGGGTGCTGGCGGGGCAAGTAATGTTAACTCTAGTAATTACGGTGGTGGTGGTGGTGGTGGTTTTGCCATGAAAACCATTTATGACTTAACTGGTGTAGCTTCAGTTCCTGTTTCTGTTGGGTCTGGAGCGCTTACTAGTAACTACGGTAGTGGTTCTACTTTGCAGGCAGGTAGCTCATCTTTTGGGTCTTACTGTTCAGCTACTGGAGGTTATTACGCAAGTGTAGGGGCGGCTCCTTTCAACACAGGAGGCACAGGTGTTGGTGGCGACATCAATAACACGGGAGGCACGGGGTCATATAACGGCTCTGTTAATAATGCTTCTGGTGGTGGTGGAGCCGCAAGCTATTTTGGTAATGGCGCAGATGCAATACTTACCATCAATCAGCCTTCCCCGTCAAGAGGTGGTGGTGGGGGCGGTAACGGGTATGAAAACACATCTACATCGGGCAGTACAGGCGGTTCTGGATTTATGACTTCAGGTGGAGTTAATATTGCTTCTGGAACTTCTTTCCAAGCAGTCCTGCCACAAGCAATGCCAACGCAAACAGGGTTCTCAATTGATTTTATTGGTTGCGGTGGTGGTGGAGCTCCTAAACAGTCGGGTGTTAACGGCGGTGGTGGTGGTTGGAATTGCGCTGGTGGCTTCCCCGGAGGCGGTAGCGCATTTGCTTCAAGTGGTCTCACTAGTGCTGGTGGTTTAGTAATTGTGGAGTGGTAAAAATGAAATACGCAAGAATTAACGAAGGTTCGGTTGTAGAGATTTGCACACCTGTACCGGGATTCACTATCCACCAATGCTTCCACATTGACTTGGTTAAAGATATGGTGTCTTGTGCAGATGATGTGCAAGCGGGCTGGTCATACAACGCGGAAACAGGGGAGTTCACTGCTCCTGCTGAACCAGAACCAACACCAGAGTAAAGCATGGCCGCAGAAGCAATGACATATGACAGCCTCGTTGAGGATGTCATAACATACTCTGAGCGTAACGACGCGTCGTTCGTCTCACAAATCCCTCGGCTGATCATGCTCACCGAGCAGAGCATTGCCGCGGAAATCAAAACACTGATGCAACTGAACGTGGTTAACACCACGCTCACCGCAACCGACCCCGTGTTACAAAAACCAGCACGGTGGCGCAAAACAATTAGCATGAAGATTAACGGACAGCCTGTCCTTAACCGTTCAATGGACTACGTAACACAGTTCCAAACAGAGTCCAGCAACGGACAGCCTTTATACTACGGAGACTACGACTATGATCACTGGGCTCTTGCTCCAATTCCAAACAGCGCTTACCCGCTTCAAATTATTTATTACAGCCGCATTCAGCCGCTTGATGTCGAAAATCAAGAAAACCTCCTAACCCGTGAGGCCCCTCAGGCCTTGCTGTACGGCACGCTGTTGCAGGCACAAGGCTTCTTAAAGAGCCTTGACAAGATCCAAGTGTGGAAGACGTACTACAACGATGCAATTGCCGCGCTCAAGGGTGAAGACCAACGCCGCATGATTGACCGTAGCGCAGTAAGACAGGAACCTTAAATGCCAACATACACTTCCCCGTTTACAGGAAACGTAATCCAGCCCACGGACGTAAGTTACGTGGCAATTGCGCTATCGGGCACGGTACAGCTTTACTGGCCACAGTACGTCAGCACGGCGGGTCAGCAGGTCAGCGCCCGTATCATTGACGTTGTGTCCGCCGCCGGTGGTATTTTAAAACTACCTAACGCACAACAGGCCTCTGTTGGCGAAGACATTCTGTTTCGCAACCAAGGCGCTAACGCGTTCACGGTGTCTCGTTCTGACGGCACTGGTTCATTCACAGTGCCAGTGGGTCAGGCGTACTACACGTACCTGACAAACAACACCACCGCGGTGGGCGTGTGGCAGACCGTGGCGTTCGGTGTAGGCACGTCCTTTGCAGACGCCGCCACACTGGCAGGCAACAGCACAGCGGCCATTCTAGGCAAGCTAGAAACTACAATCGTCACCAACGAGTTCTCTTCCTCACCACCAATTACCGACGCATCACGCGCGCAGTGTTTTGTGTGGACCGGCGGCGTGGGCACGTTCACACTCCCCGCGGTGTCTTCTTTGTCCACGGGCTGGTACATTCTTGTGCGCAACAACGGCTCTGGCGCGCTCACAATCAACACATCCGCTGGTGGTTCAACCATCGACGGTTTGGCCAGCTTGGCGTTGCCCCTCGGTGACTCGTGCTTTATCTGCGTCAACCAAGACCCTGTTAAACAGGACTTCTTTACCGTTGGCCGTTCACGCCCCAACAGCCTGACGTTCTCCTCTGCCACGTACGACGTGGACGTGGTGGCGGGTGGCACACTTAGCTTGGTGTCAAACACGCCAATCATTCAGCGCTACACGGCCTTGAGCGGCACGCGAACAACCAGCTTGTTGGTTGTGTTGCCTGCGGTGACTCAGGTGTACTACATGTTGAACGACACCAACCAAAGCGGTTACAACGTGACGTTCCAAGTGTCTGGAAGCGCACAGCCTCCGTTCTCTTTGCCGACCTCCACTCAAGTTATTGTGCTCAGTGATGGCTCAAACCTGTACCCACTGATTCAAAGTAACATCGGACAGTTCTTGGCCAACCGGGGCACTGCCGCGGCGCCAGCGTTCACGTTCACGCTGGACCCGGTTACAGGCATGTACTCGCCCAGTAACAGCCAGTTGGGCTTCTCTGTTGCAGGTACCAACATTGTTACAATGGACGCAACCGCCGGCGCGGGCAACTACGTGACCCGTTTTGTGGGGCGCGTGCAGGCTGACCTGATCTCTGGTGGGGCGTTCTAATGGCGACTGAACCGGCTAAAATCTTCACCCTATTTGTGAAGCCCGGTATTAAGCGGGACGGTACAAAGTTTGAGGCTGACGAGTACAGTGACGGCAAGTGGGCAAGGTTTCAGCGCGGCAAGGCAAAGAAGATTGGCGGCTACCGTCAAATGTTTGCCTCCCCCACCGGCATCCCGCGTGGGATGATCACCAACTCACTGAACGGCGTTAACTACATCTACGCGGGCAACTACAAGGGCATTGAGGTGTTTAACACCGGCACCGACCAAGGTGTGGGTGTGGGCCCGTTTCCTGTTGAGTTTAACAAAACCTACGTGGTTGTTCAGGTTAACGTGTCTCCTAAAACAATTCACGTTAAGGGCAACCACCTTGCGGCTTTTCCTAACGGCACAACATTCTGGGCGTACAACACGGCAGGTGTTCGCACTAACTACACCACAAATACAGCACCGACTTACAACACCCCCGGCAACTACACAGAGTTACATTTAATTGCTGTTACAGGCATGCCCACGGTGCCGTTTGAGATTTATGTGCCCAATGGTTTTGCCGCAAGCAACCAACATTTGTGGCAGTTTGACATTGCGTACGACTCCACGGGTGTAGGCAACTCTAAGCTGTTGGCCCACCCCGGACACAACCTAGACAACATTGACTCTGGTGTTAACACGTCACTGTTTGCCGGTAACTTTTTACCAGACCCAACAACTGGCAGGTACATCCTAACAGAGGTGATTGACTCTACTGGCACAACACCAACGTACCTGCCAATTGACGCAAGTGGTGGTGTTGTGGTGCTCCACCCGTTTGTGTTTGTGTACGGCAACTTTGGTTTGTTACGCAACAACAACGTGATATTCAACTCACCCACAGCCAACGTGCAAACGTTCAGTGACTGGAACGGCACGCTTGCCAACGAGGTGAACGTGACGGCTGGCAAGATTGTGCGTGGCTTTCCCATTCGCGGTGGTACCTCCTCACCCTCTGGTCTCTTCTGGGCCACAGACTCTTTGGTGCGTGTGTCATTCACAGGCCAAACGCCCTACTACTGGCGCTACGACACGGTGTCTAACCAGACGTCTATCATGTCGTCTAGCTCTGTGGTTGAGATGGACGGCACCTTCTTTTGGATGGGTGTTGACCGGTTCTACCTGTACAACGGCGGCGTTAAGGTATTGCCCAACGACAAGAACGTTAACTACCTGTTTGACAACATTAACTTTGGCGCGCGTCAAAAGGTGTGGGCCACCAAGGTCCCACGCTACAACGAGATATGGTTCTTCTACCCACGTGGCACGGCAACAGAGTGCACGGACTGCATTATCTTTAACGTCAAGGATAATATCTGGTACGACGCGGGTGAGGCTGACGGTGCGCGCAGGTCTTGTGGCTACGTGACCGAGGTGTTCCCAAGACCCGTTTGGGCTGGATGGGATTTCACTGGCCAGCTTGGCCAGACCTACACACTGACCTACGGGCCAAACAGGGCCACATCGCCCGTTACAACCGCCTATCAGGTGATTGCCCCGGGTGACCTGACAACCAACCCGGCTGGCAGTTTCATGGTGTTTAACACGCAGATTGGTGAAACGTTTGTTTCTGCCAACCAGATCACCGCGGCGGTGTTTACAAACAACTCCTCTGGTGGTTACACCACGATGACCTTTGCTGACATTGTGCCTGCCACGGTGGTTGCGGGAAGCACCATGTCACAGGCCACAGGTGGCTACGTGATCTGGGAGCAAGAGTTCGGTAAGAACAAGGTTACGGCCACGGAAGAGATTGCCATTGACTCTTTTGTAGAGACCTGTGACATTAGCTGGGTGGGTGGAACACCCGCCTCAGACGAGGCTATGGGCGTCAACCGCCGCATGCACCTGACCCGTATTGAGCCAGACTTTAAGCAGGTCGGTGACATGGAGCTCACGGTTGTTGGTAGACCTTTTGCCAACGACGGTGTGGAGGAGAGGGGACCTTTCATTTACACCCCCACGTCCGGCAAAGTTGACCTGCGCGTGGAAGCGCGTCTTGTCAGTCTACGCTGGCGCAGTAACGTCGTTAACGGAGACTATGAGGCCGGTAGAACGTTAATTACCGCCGAGTTCGGCGACGAACGGCCTTAAATGATAATTGAATTCTTGCCCGAGTATAGTACGTGGGAAGATTGGAACGGGAATTTGCTTCACTACTTTGGTGAACAGCAGTTCCCGTTTTTGCCTGAAGACGAGTGGCGTGAGGTGGCCTACGCGGTCAACTTTAACCCCGTGTTTGACAGATACGCAATTCCCGACCCTGAATCGCTTGAGACGTGGCAGGAATGGGCCAATTTGCTGATCACCGCAGTTAACGGCAACGGGGCGTAAGAGCCTCAAATTATGGGTAATTCTCTATAGGAATACCCAAACCAACACATACAAATGGCCCTCAGTCAAAACACCGCACCGACAATGATGAGCGATGAAGATCTGTACCAACAGACCGGTAGTTGGGAAGAGGCCGCCGCATTGCGTGACCAGCAAAACAACGCATTAAACCAGTACAACTGGTCACAGCCCGCCGGTGGGTTATCTGCTGTTACTTCAGGACAAAACGCTGTTCTTGAAGACACGGCGACAACCACGTCCGGTCTTGATACGCTTTCTACAGACACAACAACGCCCAGCACGTACACCAAACAGTACGCGGGCAAAGACTACACAGTTGACCCAACGACAGTAACTGGTTTATACAACCAGATCGTTGGTCAGGGCACCATGGGCAAATGGACAGGCGAGGGTTTTGGTTCAGCAGAGGCTAACGCAAAAGCGATTGCTGAAAACCTTGCCGCCTCTGGTATCACAGACCTGAGTCAAATCACCCAAAAAGAAATTACAACCCCCGCGTCTTCGTACGAAACCGAGCAGGGCACGGTAGACGTGCCTGCAAGCTCACAGACCGTTTTGATTAACAGTGTGACAGGCCAACCCCTTGTCAACGACTACGCTGAACGGGCCACGGGTAACGCGTTCTCTGGCACGTACACTGGAGAGGGCAACACAGCCTACCGTGTTGGCTTTGACGCGCAGGGACAGCCCATTGTGTACACCACCGGCGCGTCTAGTGCAGACGACCTGAGTGACCTGCAAATGCTTTTGTCTGTGGGGTCGTTTATTCCCGGCGTGGCCCCGTTTGCACAGGGTTTAAATGCCGCTATCTCTGCAGGCCAAGGCAACTACACTGGCGCCATTCTTGGCGCTTTAGGTGCTGGCCAGTCTGCTGGTTTAACAGACATTGCCGGCCTTCCAATTAACGACATTAAAAACGTTGTTGGAGGCATTAACGCACTGCAAACAGGCAACGTGGCGGGGCTTGTAAACTCTGCGGCAGGTTATGTTGGCGCTAGTTTGCCCGCGGAAGTTCGCACTGGTTTAACCATAGCCAACGCGGCCAACGCGTTTGCCAACAATGACTTTGCGGGTCTAGCAGACGCCGCGGCCTCGTTGACTGGTAGCAAGGACGCCAAGCTTGCCGCGTCTGCTGTGCGCATGACACAGGCGTTTGATCGTTTTAATCAGACTGGCGACCCCTCTGCGCTTATGAGTGCATCACAGGCTCTCAACAGTGCAATGAACGCGGCCTCAAAAGACAACACGGCATTTAAAGCGTTTAAAGACGTTATTGCCTCCGGTGGCACGCCAGAGGACGCACTGGCCGCGTCTAATCAGGTGACTGGAAACGCGGCTAAGACATCAACCGTGGCGCAAACTGGAATTGATGAATCAAGCTCGGCTCTCGGTTCTGATTTAAAAATTGGTGACCTAACCTCCGGTGACAAAACTTTTGGCACAGACGCAACAAACCAACTGGCCAGTGTTGATACACTAGAGTCAAACATGGCAAAGTACGCGGGTGACCCCTCGTACCAAGTTGCTTTTGCACCTCTAGTTGCGGGTGGTGTTGCGGCGGTCCACGGGGTTATTGGTTGGTTGCTTTCTCAGTTTAACCCCACGGCTGGCATGACAGCAGAGAAGCCCGACCCAGCAACGTTGAGGGCAACGGTTCAACTGTTAAAGGACGACGGCGTCACACAGCAAACGCTTAAAAATTCTAACATCAACCTTTCCGACGAAGAATTTGCAATATTAAAAACCAAGGCGGCGGACCCCACAATAGACCAAGAAGTTGCAGAGCTTGTTGTTACAGGCAAACGAGAAAATCAACCGACCACTAAAGGTGTGTCTTCGTCGTCTTCATCCAGTACAAGCGAAAGTCAGGCCGCGTCAGAACAAGCAGAAACAGACGCAAACCTTGCGTCCATTGCACTTGCCTCTTCTAGCAAACCATCAGACACATCTCTTACTGGTGGCGGCGGACAAAAAGGCGCAATACCCGGCGACCAAGGCACAATAGCCAGCGACAAAGGCGCAATTACAGTTGACCAAGGTGTTGATGCAGGCAACCAAAATGTTGTTGTGAAAGATAAAGGCACAGGCACAGGTACAGGCACAGGTACAGGCACAGGTACAGGCACAGGTACAGGCACAGGTACAGGCACAGGTACAGGCACAGGTACAGGCACAGGTACAGGCACAGGTACAGGTACAGGTACAGGCACAGGTACAGGCACAGGTACAGGCACAGGTACAGGCACAGGTACAGGCACAGGTACAGGTACAGGCACAGGCACTGGAACCGGCACTGGAACCGGCACTGGAACCGGCACTGGAACCGGCACTGGAACCGGCACTGGAACCGGCACTGGAACCGGCAGGGGTGGCCGCTCAACGTACTTTGCCTCCGCCCCCACAACTGGTGCGCCGTCGTCACCTTCGGAACAATACAAACCCTCGTACAAAAAAGTATACGAAGAAACCCCCCTTCTTAACCCCTTGCTTTTCTCTTTGGCCGGTGTGCCAATACCCTCACAGGACAAAAAAGAAAACATCTTGACTTCTGAGATCGAAGAAGAGAAAATCAAAGAGGAAGAAGAAGATAAACAAAAAGAGGCACCCGCTTTGGACCTGATCAATTTCTTTAGTTTTGCCGAAGGCGGCATGGTGCCAGAGCACCCCATGGGTCAACCAGAGTTTTACTCTGAGGGTGGCGCGGGTACCACGTACATTCAAGGCCGTGGTGACGGAACGTCTGACCAGATCCCCGCCATGGTGGCCAACAACGAATTTGTAATCCCCGCAGACATTGTGTCTGCATTGGGCAATGGATCCAGTGAGTCTGGCGCCAGCGTGTTGGACCAGTTTATTGAAAATATCCGCGCGCACAAACAATCAAACCCCCCAAGCGAATTACCGCCAGAAAGCAAAGGCCCGTTAGAGTATCTGTCTAGCGCGCACATGAAAGGAAAAAGATAATGAGCGTTTTTGACACAAGCAAAACAACCACGACGTCACTGCCCTCGTGGTTCAGCACCGCGCAACAAGCTATTAACACCGCGGCCCCCACAGTTTATGGTGCGGCCACAGACCCAAGCAAAACAGTTGCCTCTGGTTTAGTAAGCAATCTTAACAGCCAGACAGCTAACCCTTTCACGACGGCAATCAGTGGCCTGCAAACAGCCCAAAACGCCAACCTGAACCCGTTCTTGTCTACCGGGGGCCCTGATACCTCCACGCCATTGGGTGCCCTGTTTGCGTCTCAGAACGCTAGATTGGACCAGCTCCTGCCGCAGATTACTTCTCAAGTTGGTGCTGGCGGAATTGGTACCGGCAACTACAACTCTTTACGAGGCCAAACCGCAACTGAAACCGCGCGTGCAGGCGCGTTGACCTCATTGAACGAACAACAAAACAAAGCCCTAATGGACGCAATGGGTCAGTCTATTCAAGCGGGTAGCGTTTTGGGTAACGTGGGGTCCCAGTATGGGACCACTGCACTAAACACCGCCACCCAAGAGATGATGGGTGGCTTGCCTGCCCTGTCTAAGTACAGCGACATCATTAACGCCATGGGCCCATCTGCAGACAGAACAGCCACTGAAACTACCCAAGGCAGTCAGTATGAGAATTTGTTAAAAGGCTTGAATGCCGCGTATTCAGGCGGCGCGGCTTGGGATAAAATTAGCAGTGGCAACACCGGTCTTAGCTGGTTAGATAAAATTTTGGGCACGTCTGGCACACAGTTTGTTGATGAGAACGGCAATCTGACTAACGACCGAACCAATTACGAAGAAGCAAGAGATTAAGGAATACACATATGGCTCTTGAAGATACAACAGGCGGCTTGGAGGCTGTCGATCCGCAAATTAAGGCAACGATGCCTAAGACTGGCGGCCTTTCGCTTGCCGGTCAAAAAGGTGTGTCCTTAAACCCAGCAGACAGTAACGAGATTCGCAATCGTTTGATGCAAATGATTCAACAGCGTGAAGAGGCCGCTTCTGGTTGGGGTCCAATTATGGAACGCGCCGCTGTATCCGCTGGAGCACCCGGCACGTTTGCTCAGAACCTGCAATCTTTTGGCACAAACCAACGCAACAAAGAGAAAGAACTCTTTGACATGCGCGTGGGTCTGGCACAGCTTAACACTGAAGAGGCCCGCATCAAGCAGGCTCAAGACCTAGCGGCTCAAAACCAGCTTAACTTTACAAATGCTATGCGCGCAGATCAAGGACTGCCCCCACTGCCAAGCGCTCCTCAAGCCGGTATGGCGCCTGCTCCTCAAGCCGGTGGTGCGGCTCCTGCACCGCAAGATGGCGCGGCACCTACACCTCAAGCCGGTGCGGCTCCTGCTCCAGCAAGACCGTCTAACATCACACCAACACAAATGGCGATGCTACAGCAGATGTATGCAGACCCATCAACGCGCGCTGAAGCACAAAAACAATACTTTGCTTTGACTAAACAAGACGACATAATGCGTCGTTTAAGGGCCGCCGGTGTTCAAGAAGGCTCACCAACATGGAACCAAATGTTGGCACTTAATGTTGCGGGTGCTAGTGCTTTCACACCTCACGATGTACGTGGTGTTGGTGGAACAGGACAGCAAACGCCGTTTGGTGCTGTTGGTGCCGCGTTGGGCACAACGCCTCCTACGGCCCCTGCTCCTGCTCCTGTGGCGGCCCCGACGGCCGCTGTGACCCCTGCGGCACCCGCAAGGGCTCCCACTGCGGCTATCTCTCCAGCCGCGCCTGCAATGGCTCCTGCGGTGCCTACGCAAGCAGGACTTCTATCTCCAAGCTCTAAAGAAGGCATAGAATTACAAAAACAAAGGGAAGCCATTCCAATTGCCGCCGCCGCGCGAGAGGCAGAAGAGGTTGCAAAAACCTACGCGGAAGAACAGAAGCAACACTCTTTGGACGTTAAAGAAGCCAAAACCAACGCCTTGACTGCACAGAGCATGCAAAAAGATATTCGCACAGCCAATAGCCTGCTAGGTAAGCTTGCAGGTGGTGGTGCGCAGTCTGCATTCTTTGGTTTGATCGACCGGGGTATTCAGGTCGGTCAACTTGGAACAGTTAACGCTCCCGGTTTTACTGAGGCGGTTGTTAAGATGGACCCCAATGCAAAAAAACCAGAGGTCATGGACGCGTACATTCGTGTGGCCAAAGACGTAGAAGGTTTGAAACTTGCCTACACAAGAAAAGTGTTTGACGGCCAAGGCGCTGTTTCAAACAGCGAACGTGATTTGATCTCTACTGCTGTGGGTGACGTCAACCGCATGTCCCCTGCTAACTTGATGCGTATGGCCAAAGCGACAGAGCTTGAAGCGCGCAACAAAATGGACCAAGATCGTTTGTGGGCTGAAATGAAGGGCGCCGGAATGTCTTGGAGCCAGTATAAATCCAGTAAAGAGTTGGCCGACATGCAACGCAATCAATTTTACCGTTCTGCTAAAACATTTGGTATCAATGACGCTAAATATCCCGGGGATAAATAATGACCGGGCTTGAATCACTCAGCCCCAAACAACGCGCGACAGCACAGCGCGTGATTGCGGAAGCAAAGGCTCAAGGCGTGCCTGCAGAGTTAGCGTATGGCATGGCCATGCAAGAAAGTAGTTTTGACCAAAGCAAAAAGTCTAAGACAGGACCCACTGGTGTGATGATGCTTGGTAAAGCGGCCGCCAAAGACATGGGTGTTAATCGCTTTAACGAAGCAGAAAACATTCGTGGCGGCGTCAAGTATATGAAAATGATGCTTGATAAATACGAGGGTGATGTGGACAAGGCGTTGATTGCTTACCACGACGGCCCTAACAGCGCGTATTTTAAAAATGGTCAGGCAAGCCCTGCCGCGCTAAATCACATTCAGAAAGTTAAAGGATACGCAGGTATGGCCACCCCAACTACTTCAGTTGTTAAAAATCCTCCCGCACCAGAGGCTAAAAGCAAATTCAACATTGAACTAGAAGATGTTGAGCCGTTAGATATTACGGGCCTTGCAGGCACCACAGCACCTGCACAAGGTTTTGGTCGTCAGCGTGACATCTCTGACGTTGGAATGGCTGGTGCCGGTGCTATGGCAGGGTACGCATTTGGTCCTGACAAACCGATGAGCAAAAAGCGCACGGACCAAATGAAACTTCAGCTTGCTTTAGATAAATTTGCAAAAGAAACACAGTCACAAGCGCAAGCTAACGTAAGTAAACCTGTTGTGTTTGGTTCAGGTAAAGACTCTTGGATTGCAAACCAACACGACCCTTTGTTAGCACAACCGCTATTTGCACAACCTAGTCAAGCGGCCGCTGGTGCTGAAGAGCCTGCCGCACGCGCAAGACTTAAAAAAGCACAGTCCATGTTTCCTAACATGGCACCTTCTGGCCCTGATTCACTTATTGCGCTTCCTAATACGGTTGGCAGTGGCTCAAAAATTTTGCCTCCTCCCGTTCCTTCACCTGCCCCCACAGGCGGTTTACCTGTTGCAAATAAGCCGGTTAACTTTGGTACCACCGGTGGTCGTATGGCCAACACCCTTGCAGGTGGTATGGCCGCCGCGCAAGCAAATGACATGTCTCAGCGCGCCGCACAAGGTGACTATGGCGGTGCCGCTTTGGCCGGCCTAAGCGCCGCGGGCGCGGGTGCTACGTTTTCATCTAACCCCAAAGCAAAACTGCTTGGGGCCGCAACAAGCGCGGCTGGCGCAGGGCTTCAGTATTTGTATGACATGTTCAAAACAGAAGACCAAACCAAGTCTGTGTTGCAACCGACAGGCGAACCAGTCAAATATAAAGAGGGTGGTGCAATAAAAAAGTCCGACGGCGGTCTACCCGCCGTTGAACACTTCCAGTCCGGCGGTCGTGCCGGCGCAGGTAAAGCGGCGTGGCAACTCGGTAGTCAAAAGGTAGGCAAACTGTCCGACTGGGCGCAGAACTATCTTGGTCAGTACTTTGTGCCAACACAATCAGATCGTATGGCAGGTGTTGGTGGCACCAGCTTTAGTGCCAACTCTTTGGCGCGTCCGGAATACGCTAATCGTGCATGGGGCTCTGGTCAAAAAGCCACCGCAACAGGCATTGCCAATTTGGCTAAAGACCCTCGTTACGGCGGAACAGAGCGCCAGATCTTTGCACCACTGATTGGTTCAGAGAATATGCACCAATCTAATCAGATTGTGTACGATGAGCTTTTAAAACAGCACAACAAAAACCTGCACAAATACTCGCCTGAACGCGTGGCTGAAATTAACCAGTACATGCAAACAGGCGGTTTGAACACAGGCATCGCTAAACAAAAGTTTGACCCTATTTCTGACTTTAACGTTCTTGATCAAGACCTTCTTAAAAAATACGGCGACACGTTTGACACGCGTAAAGCGATTGCAAACCACGCATTTGGCGCTGAAGGTTTAGGCAGAACTAAAAAACAAATTTTTGATTATCAAAACATACTGGATGAAATGCGTGATCCCCTTACACAAGGGGCTCCTTCATTTGCCATGGGGCCTCGTGCGTTCAAACTGTCTGGTGAAGTAGAACCCCTTCCACGCGCTGACTTGAATAGAGCGTACCCTTGGATGTTACACGGCGAAGACCTCAATGTAACTTATCAACCCGTGCCGTCTGAATTGTCTTTGCGTGACTTTCAAAAGCAATGGCGTGCAGACACCGGCAACACAATGCCTAAGAAGTCTGGTGAACTTAAACAACCCGGCTACTTTGAGCACACTCTGGGCTATAAGCCTACAGGTTCTTCAGAGCGCGTGTACCCACGTCAGTTGATCACTGAAGAGTGGATTAAAGATCTGCAGTCCAGTGCGTTTGCAGAGGGTGGCCTGACTGGTGTACAACACTACGACAAGGGTGGCAAGGTGGGCGGTTTGACGCGACTTGCTGAGTCAGCGTACGACATTCTCAAGCTAACACCTGAAAAGGTTGAAGCGTGGCGCAAGGCCAACGCAAAGCCGTTCAAGCAACAGCAAGACCCTCAACTGGCCCAAGCGCTTGAAGCGTACATGACAGGCAAAATATCACAGGCCGACTACCTGCGCATTATGAACGAGCGCAGGCCAATTCGCCCGTTGACTGAGGTGCCTGCCGCGCACTCAAACATTGACATCGTGTCTGCACTGGACAAGAACAAAGCCGACAAGGGCATTCTGGGGTTGAACCTGCAAGTGCCAGAGGGCATGCGCGTAGGCAATCGCCTTGACATCCCCGCGTACGAGCGCTACGGCACCTACGTTGACACAATGCACGACCCTGCGGGCAAGCCTATTGGCTACGGCCACACAGGCCATTTAAAAGACGTGGAGTTTCAGTCTGATCCCAACAAGGCCGTGCGAGTCGGCCTTGGAACCAGAGAGCAAGCGTTGACCCCCTTGTCGGTTGAAGAGGGTTCGGGCAAGGGCCCGTTTGCTATGATGATGGGCAACCAACAGACAACCAAGGACGAAGAGGTCCGCAGGATGCTTGCAGAGGCCTTGAAAGACCCCACATGGCGCCAGATTGGCATGAACCCATACCGCGGTTCACAATTCTACGACAAGGCCGACATGCAACCCGTGTTCAGCGCGGCCGAAAAGATTCAGGCCGGACCGCTGGTGCTGGCCCGTGACGTAGAGAAAACATCGTGGAAAGACCCACGGCTTAAAACCAAGTACGGCGTGAACTACGCCAAGGGTGGATTGACGCACTTATAAGCTAGGAGGAGAAGAGCGGCTACCAAACTGCCCCCTCCGTAGCACTTATTTGCGGTAGCGTGTGTCGATCCAAGACTCTGCCGCAAGCGGGAAATCTCCCGCCCAACTTGGTGGTGTGGTCAATGACTTCATCACCAATTCTTCAGTTTGTTTCGCGTCTTCTACACGGCATAACGAAAGAATTTCATCATGGATCAGGTTAATCACCGACACGCCTTTACCCTCCAGTTCAAGCGAAGCCTCGGCAAGAAAATCTCTTGCGGTTCCCTGAACGGCGGACTGGAAGATGCTAGACCCAATCAGTTTGTTGCGTCCCCACTTGCGGGTGAAAGTGTTCTGACTGGTGACGTACACCACATCAGCCAACTTACCCCATGGCGTGTGCTCCTGAACGACCTCAGGGGCTTGCCAACAAATTAAACGTCCACTGGGTAGTTGCATCCACAAGGCGCCTCTAGCCACTTTAAGCGCCACCTTGCCGGCTTTAAACACACTCCCCGGCTCCTTTATCGCGTCGATGGCCGCTTGGCCCATCAGGAACCAACAATTCTTCACCTTGGCGTAAGACAGCCTGTACGCGTTCACGGCGTTTTCTGCCTGTCCTAAGTCCAACATCACCCCCATGCCTTCAGCGTAGGCCACAAGGCCCTTTGCGCCCTGCCCAAACATGCAACCGAGCACAGCAGACTTGCTGACCTGACGCATGTCCTTGGTCACTTCCTCGTAGCGCACCTTGTACAGGCTTGTTGACGCAAACGTTTTATACTCGTCCAGACCTTGGCGGAACAACTCCACCTTGTCATTCTGGCCGGCAATCCACGACGCCACCCTGTTCTCGATCGACGACAGGTCAGCGTCCACAAAGGTGTACCCCTCTGGCGCCTTGATGGCGTTGCGCACAATCGACGAGCACGCGTCCATCACGCGGTCACCAAAGCGCTCCTTCATGGCCAAGTAGCCACCGTGCTCCAGACCAATTTGCACCGCGTCTGCAATGTCTTGGTCCTTCATCCACAGCGCAGGGCGCGCGATGTTCTGCAGGTTGATACCCCGACTGGCCCAACGGCCCGTGGAGGCGCCGTGATACACCAATCCATTACGAATGCGCCCATCCACCTGCACGTCGGCCATTTTGTTAAACTTAGTTACAGACGTTTTGGACCCCTCAGAGCGCAACTGGAGCACCCTGTTAACCTTTGGGTTTTCGTGGATTTTCTTTGCTTCTTTTTCAATCGTCTCAGCTTGCATATCTAGCAGTGTCAAATCATTCCAATGAAACCACTCAAGCAATCGTCCTCGTTGAGAAACACTAATGCCGTCAGTCAACCGCGTAACTTCTTCGTTGATGTGTTCCATCTCGTGGTCCACCAAGTTGATCACGTTGTTCAACTCAACAGGGTCCACTGGAACACCGCGTTGGTTGATTTTCTGCGTAACCACCCAAACAGACTGCTCGGATGGTGACAGTTTTCGTAACTTACTGACAATAGCTAACTCTGTTTGCACGTCGCGTTTGCAATACTCAAGCATCTCGGCCACGAGCACTGGGTCCTCGCTGAACGTGCCGTCGCGCTTGGGCTTGCTCAGTAGTTGAATAAGCTTCTTGCCGCGCTTGTCTTTTTGGACGTCAGCCTGCATGACCGCGCCGGCCGTGTCCAAGTCTTGGGGTATGTTGTTTGCGGCCGCTATGGCCATGGAGTCAATAAGTTGCTCCCACTGGATCTCAGGCCACCCAAAGCGGGTGCCTACGCGGTTCCAAATGTGGTGCTCAAACGACGCATTCCATGCGGCGATTAGGCCGCCATTCGCCGCATGGTCTAATACCCACTGCGGTACCTGATCTGGCGTCCAGACCTGTATGTCATCCGTGGTAAAACCCGCGGCGAGGCAAATGATTTCTGTTGTGGGGGAGGATGAATAAACATCAAGGCCGTGGACCTTGAGATCGACCCTGCTACGGGTCTCGAAGTCGATTGAAAGAACTGACATAACTGCTCCTAAGGCATGCAGACGAATCTGCGTTAAAAAAGAGCAGGGAAGTTTCCCTCCCTGCTTAAAAGTCCAACCAAGGACTCACCATGAAACACGCTCCAACTATAACATAGATTTTGTGCGTCTATCAATTTCGCGTTCAATGTACCATTTAGCCTTCTTCAAGTCTTCAATGGCATCCTTCTTCAAGTCACAGCGCCAGATGTATTTAATTGCGTTACCCAAGTTAAATCCCATGTGTTCAGTAACTTGGATACATTCAATACCTGACGGATGCTCAGTGTAGTGAGGGGGTTTATTAACTACATCTGGCTTGCTCATTTGTACCCGCTCAGTGCGTACATGTGCAGGTGCGCCCACAGGCCTACAAAAACAAAAGTCATGTAGGCTATAGCTACCCCTCCTATGGCCATGGTAAAAAACCCAAGCAGTTTTTCACAAAGTGCTAACAATTTGTCTCTCATAATATCTCCTTAAATTTCACAGACGCCGGCCACGCAGGCAAGCATTTGGGCGCCTTCTACATTATCCTTGTTTTCGGAAAATTGCGCCCACTCGATTGTTGGCATTTGCGCCAACAGTGTGTCGTACTCTTCCTTGGTGCACTCCTCGTAGGGGGCCTGTCTGTACGTGCCGCCGTCGTGGGGCAAGAACGACACGCCTGACATCTCGTCAAAGTGGTCCCAAACAAACGCGCCTACCTTAGGCCACTCGCTCTCTTTGACCGAGATGGTCACAGAGGGCTTGTGCTCGCACCAGTGGCGCTGATACGTCAGCCACAGGCCCAAGTGGTCAATCGCGTCAATGTCGTCGCGTGTGGTCAAACCCTCTGGCGCCTTCTGTGGGAAGCTGAATACAATAGTATTATTGGGCTTCATCACGCACGGCTCGTTGGGGATACCTTGGGCAACCAAGAACTGAGACAGCGGGTCCTTCATGTCACCGCGCACGCGGCGGACGTAGTAGGGTGAATGGCGTGGGTGAATGCCGCTTGCCGTGTCTGTCAACTGGCTCACAGTACCACTTGGCTTAACGGCTGTAATGGCTGTTGAGCGCGGGATACCAAGCAGGTCGGCGTACTCGGCGTTAGCCTCTTCAGCAACCAAGCGCAACTGGGGCAACCACAACGCGGCGCCGTCTGGGTTGCTCGTGACCTTGTGGTCATAGATGCCGGTTAACGACACACCCAACAAACGCTCTTCTTCGGTGTTGCGTTGCCAGACCTTACGCAGGTATGGGAAGTGTGTGAACGTGGCCTGTATGGTGCCTAAAATGGCCGCCATGCGCACCTTCTGCTTTAGGCTCTCCAGTGTGTCCTCCGGACGCACCATCACCTCTGTTAGGTTACAGAACTGGTAAGGGCGCAGGATGATCTCACTGCAGGGGTTTGTGCCAAACTCGTAGTTGGGGTCACGCTTGCCGTACTTGGCCACCGCGGCCTTGGCGGCCTCACGGTTGAAAATACCGCGCTCGCCTGAGTGGCTGTTATACAGCGACGTCCACTCTTCCAAGAACGTGCCAACGGTTGGCTTGACGTCGTACACCGCGCTGTTGTTGGCCAGTGCTCTGTGGCCTGCGGTCTCCCACCAGTTACCAGACTTGGCGTAGCGAATGCGCTCGTCGTTCAGGTCGGACAAAGAGATCATGGCCGAACGGCGCACGCCGCCCACCACAACAACCTCACCGATCTTGCACATTATGTCGTGGCACTCAAGCGTGTTGAGCTTGCGACCCTGCGCGGCCTTGAAGATCTTGATTGTGAAATGGAACAAGTCAACCAGTGGCTCTGGACCCGACGCACGGCCACCAAAGGTCTTCAGAGGCGCTCCTGCGGCGCGCACCTTGCTCACGTCCCATTTTGGGATCTCGCCGGCGTACAGGTTGGCTAACAACAGGCGGTATGACTTGGCCCAACCCTCTTTGCTGTCGTGCACGTTGATAACGTGCTGTGAGTCGAACAAACGCTCTGGCACCTCGGGCAGTTTGCTGGTGTACTTAGATTCCACAGAGAAGCCGACACCTGTACCACAGAGCAGGATGAACATGGCCTCGTCAAACGACTTGACGTCGTCCACGGGGAGATAGGAGCAGTTGTATACACAGGTGTTGTCACGGTCGGCGGCTTTTCCAGAGGTCATCATGGCGCGCATCGACGGCATGATGTGATGGCCAGAGATGGCGTTGAAGATGTCTTGCTTCATTGAAGAATCAAGCTTGGGGGTCTTTTCAAAAACATAGTTCACGTAGCGGTTTACGGTTTCGTTCCAGTCCTCGCGTCGGTTTTGATCCGGCATGAACTTGGCGTATCTGCTTTTGTGAATGTACTGTTGGTATTGGTTCATTTTATAGTTAATTATATTTCAGAGACAAAAAAGCCCACGGGTAAGCATGGGCGCGGGTACAGCAAGCTTTTTAAATTACTGCGCTGTTTCTTCTGTGGAAACGTTCGTTTCCTCTTGAGCAACTTTGGCGGCCTCTAAAGCCTCTGCCTGTGGTCTGCCTTGGTCAACGATGGCCATGATGGTCATGTTCACGTCAGCAAAGGGTAGACGGCCAAGCAGGCCCAAGATTTGGTTGACTTCGTCAACAGAGAATTCAAGTTTGATCATGATAAATGTTAAGTATATTAAACAAAATAGGTGGTTTGTAGCTTATAGGCTACAAACCACCAACCTACTTAGACCGCGAAGTCAGAAGCGGCAGAAGATCCACCGCCCAAACGCTCGCCGTCTTCCAACTTTTGCAAGTTACCCAAACCGCAGGCAATGCCCTTGGAGCCCTGTTGGTTGTACGCGTAGAATGTCAAAGACACTCGGCCGTAGCAACCAGAGTAGAACTCCTCTGGGTCAATGATTGCGTTCAACTCAGCGTCCACAACGCCGGGCTTTTGCACGGAATTGGCGTTGATGAAAAACGCATTTTCGTACGCAGAGTCGTCCTTCTCAGCGTCACCGTCACGCAGGCCGCCTTTAAGGCCCTTAGGCACCGTGCCACCAAAATAGGCCGCACTTGCCGCTTTGGCCTTTTCAAAAGCCGCGTTGATCTTATCGATCGTCTCCTTGTCCTTCTTGTCGATAATTACCGACACGGAGTACTTGGGAGTTTTGCCCTCTTCACTTGCAACGGGCTTGAACACGTTAGCATAAGAAAAACGCACTTTACCGGTAACCACTTTTTCGTTCTTGGCCATCTTGGCCTCCTTGTTTACTAATTCGAGAGCACTTTAAAATAGGTGGCTCTCAAGACCCAAACTCTTCTTTCACTTTTGACGGGACCAACTTCGGCTCGCCTTCAGGTTTGACAATCAGGTCACCAAGAATATCTTGGAGGTGCCCCTTGCCTACCTGCTTTTCCAATTGTGCCACAGATTTTAAACTGGGTGTGGTGAATATATCATCAATTCCAGCTTTCTGTAACTTTTTCACAGCATCTTCTTGCGCCTCTATTTTACGGTTTGTGCTTGTCTGCCCCAACTCGTAACCGGTAGGCACTATGCCATGGTCCGTTGCCTGTGTCAACATATACTCTTCAACGTCAGAAAGCCACTTGCGTGTCTTAGCCGCGTCTGAGAGTATCTTTATCAACTCGGTTTCTGACAGGAGTGCCGGCGCCTTGAAATCGGCCGCCGCGGCCACGTTGTTAAAGTCTGCGCGGGCTTTGCACTGTGACTTGGCCTTGCAGAACTGGCAGTGGTCTCCCGCCACAAAATCCCCTTGGCCGGCGTACGCTTTCTTGGCCTTAGGTTTGACTACATGCTCGGCCCAATCCTGCAAACTTTCTAGCGTCACCGTTTCAGTGGTGATGCTGTCCTTGCGGGGTTGGTGGATCGTGTATTCAACGTGGGTAATGTTTGGGTGCACGTCCTTGTACTTGTACCAACCACCAAGGGCGTACAGCCTCAGTTGTGGGTTGTCCTCGGCGTCCACCGCCACACCCTTGCCAAACTTCAGGTCAATCACCCTCACCTTGCTGTCACTCATTATGACCACGTCGGCTGTGCCGAAGCCGTCTGGCACCCACTCGCTGAAGTCCACCCGTTGCTCAAAGTAAGGTGTGTCGCCCTCACCAATTTGCGAACGAACGTAAAGCACGTAGTTGTCTACGTACGCCTCAAACTCTTCGTCATAGTAGGGTGTTGCCTTGACCTCTGCAATGGCCTCGTTGTACTCCTTGGCCGTTATCTGACCAAACTGCCGGCGTAGCTTGGCCTCTGCCATGGTGTGGGCTGTGGTGCCCTCTTGGCTGAAGTCAAACGCGCCTGATCTTCGTTTAGGTTCGGGGAGTACGGCCTCTAGTCGCGCGCTTGGTGTGCAAGACATCCAACGTTTGGACCCTGAGGCACTGAGTAGTGCGTGTGTAGCGATGATGCTCTCCTTTATGCAAAGGTGAAAAAGCCCCTCTCGGGGCTTACAAAATGTCGGCAGTTGTTAACAACTACCGACGATATGTTACGCCGCTTTTTTGAGCGCCGTAATTAGGTCGGTAACTGCACCAGAAAAATCCAACACAATGTCAGCCTTGACCTCGACTTTGCTGTTTCGGTCTTCGCGGTACGTGTCGCCAAATTGGCCTCTCAGCGCGATCTCTGCCACCCTGCTGTTAAAGGCCTTGTTTTCTACGTTGGCCAATAACATGGTCTCCCAGAAGCTTTGGCTGTGGGTGACAGCCATGTCCAGTGCTTCCGCAAACTCTGGGTGGTTTTTCTTGAACGTCTGCGCGGCGCCGGAAGTGATTCCAATGCTTGCAAACATCATTTTTTGAGACGCGCCTGTCTTACCCAACTCTATCAGTTGGTCGCACATCTCCGGCTTAAACTCGTATTTGGATTTGGTTGACATGGTGTTACCTTATATTCAAGGCCTAAAAAAGCCTTTCCTATATAGAATTACCCATTTTGAGAGGGCTTTTCGACCTTCTGCACCTGAGTATTTGCGTCACGCACCTGCGCACGGGCCTTTGCCTCACGCAATGCCTCGTTTACCACTAATCTTGTCACCGCTCCGGCCATTTCCTGAATGCGTTGCTCTTTTGGTTTTACGCCCAAAGATGCTAATAAATTTGTTGCTTCATTTGACATTATGCTAATCCTTTAGTTTGCTGTTCTCGAAACCTGCGTAAATCCCGCAGTATGAAATCATGCTCTTCTTCGTTCTCAAAGTGCCAGATTGACAGCACGTCTTGACCTTTCTCGAACATGGGGTGTTTGGCGTCAATTTGGACGTCTATTGTTGGCCACCCTTGGTTAACGTATTCTACTATGTACCCGTTCACAATTTTAACTCCTTTCGTATTTTTGCAATTGCCGCCCCGTAGTGGTAGCGCCAGTACTTCTCTGTCACCGCTAAATCGTGGTAGTTATACCCAGACAAATGCGCCTCAATGATTTCCCTTTGTTGCGCCGACAATTTTTCAGACACCACGTTGTACACGTCCTGTACGGTGTCCGCGTCCCATGGCGCCCACCCCATGCCGTTCATCGTGGGCTCGGAGGACGAATCCTCGTGCTCAATAGGATCCGGCTCTTCGTCTGAAAGCCTGCGAATTGTGGCGTTTACTTTGATCATTGTAGTTTGAGGGCGTTCATTAACGCGTTTTGCATGTCGATCTTCCCTTCTAGCACGTCCATGACCTGACTGTCAATACTTTTTTGCATGGTCAGGTGATGAATAATCACAGGCTTTTCTTGCCCCTGTCTGAACAGGCGCGCGTTGGCTTGTAGGTAGTCTTCACTGGACCATGGCAGGTCGAACCAAACGATCTGCGCCGTGTCGCCCACGTTGCACTGTAGGTTCAGTCCGATGCCCACGCTTTTAGGGTGGCACAGTAGCACTGAGACCTTACCAGAGCGCCATAGGGCGATTGTTTTCTCGTCGTCAGGGCTGAGTAGCACCGCGTCAGGAAAAGCGCCCTGAAGCCGTTTTAGGCTGTGCTTAAAGTTGTAGAACACAATGGTCGGCGTGTCGTCCAACATGTCGGTCAGGTACTCCAGTTTGGTGTCGTGGATGTGCACCACCTCCTTGGTCTCTGAGTAGATAGACCCCGCGGTCATTTGCAGTAGCTTGCCCGTGAGCACGCCGGCAGACGCCGCTGTGAGAATATCCTCTTCAACTTGCAACACCATGTTCTTGCGCATGGTGTTGTAGGCCTGCTTGGCTTCCTTCTCCCACTCAATGGTGTGCACGACGTCCTGCCGCTGTGGCATGGTCAGATAGTCCTCCTTGCGCAGGGACACGCATATGTCCCCAATCAGGGCGTCAATCTGCTCCTTTGCGTTTGGCTTTAGCTTCCAACTCCAGACCATCCCCGTCCTGCGATCCCTTGTATCTGGCTCGAAGAACTTCTCCTTGTAGGAAGTCATCGATTTCCCGAGTCGTTGGCCCAAATCCAGTATACCGACTTGGGTCCACAGGTCTAAGTACGACTTGGGTGTTGGTGTCCCCGTCAGGATATACCGATGCTCGAAATTCTTTAGTTGTGCTTTTAGGGATTTCCATCTTTTTGAAGACGGGTTTTTGAACCTGCTCGACTCGTCGATCACTAATGTCTTCCAACGCGGCAATGAGGCTTGCTCGAACATCCATACCACGTTCTCTACATTGATCAAATACACGGTCGAATCGCTCTGCAACGCTTTCATGCGCTCCTGTGGTGTTCCCACAATGAGGGCAAACTTCATCTTCTCTGTGTGCGTCCAATTTTCTGCCTCTTGTTTCCAAACATTTTTAATGACGGCCTTGGGGCCAATGATCAGCGTCTTGCCCTCAAGTTGGCTGAGTATTGTCAGCGCCGTGATCGTCTTGCCCAGTCCCATGTCCATCAGCAGTCCCATGTGAGGCTGGGTCTTGCTCTCCTGCACTAGGCGCTGTTGGTAGGGGTGTAAATTTTTTAATGACAACATCAGTAGCCTGCTCTTTCCCTTGCTGTAACGTCGTTAATAATGCGATGGCGCGTGGGGCGAGTGACGTAGGTATTTGCAGGGTCGCCAATTGGGGGCGGTCGTGCACCTCCATTATTTACCTCCTTTATCTTTTCGTGCGTCCAGTCCGCCACCATGTACAACTCGTCTTGGGTTGCGTTGGACTTGATTGTGTTTGCTCTGTTGCTTAACCATGCCACGTTTCCTTTCACATATCCTTTTTCTGGAATGATGCGGTCCAAACTTGGTGAGTCTGGGCCGCTTGACCCTACGGTGCCCGACTGACCAAAACCCCAAAGAATTTTAGTCTTAAACACTGGGCAATACTCCGGCGCGATTGCACACAGGTAGGCGTGATCCAACTCGAATGGAATACCTGCGGCAAGGGCGCGTCGTTTAACGTTGAACATTGCCTTGGCAATGTGGGTGCGCTTTTTAACCTCGTGTGCTTCGTCGTCTGTCATAGTTGGTCAACGAACTCGTCTACTTCTTGCTCGCTCATTAAGACGTGTGTTACCACGCCTTGGTTGAGGAGCGTCAAGAACATGAACTCCTGCCTTGCGCTTAGTTTTCCTTTGGGGTCCTTCAACTCTACTGGGAGTATCTTGCCCTTGTAGAACACTAGCCTGTCCGGCACCCCCGTCATCGACGGACTTACCCACTTCAGGCACAGGCCCCCCTTCTCCTTGATCTTTTTGACCAGTCTTTGTTCGATTTTCTTTTCGTTTTGCAATTTTGGCAACCTCCACTAAACAGGCCGTAAACATCTGGCGCACCAACCACTCCGTCAGGTACGCCCGCGACTCTTCGCCAAAGTCCTCCACGTCTTCGCCAATGTGTTCAAGCACACGCGCCACCACGTGTGTGGCCTCGTGGGCCACCACGCTGGCCAGCAGGGCCGCGTTGTCAACGCACTCGATCAAGTTGAACACCACGATGACAATCGCCTCTTTAGCTGTAGAGAAGCTGTGCGTCTCCGCGATGCCCAACTCCAGTGGTGCCATCTCTGGTTGGGCCGCTATGCCGTGGTCCTTCAGCACCTTGTAGAACGCCTTGGATGTAAAGCACATCTTTACAGGCACCGGAAAGAAACCAACATCCACATGAAAGTAATTGTTGTTCAAAATATATCCTCGCGTTCAAAATTGCTGATACTGTTCACGTACTTCTGTGCCTTCGGGTTAAGCTTGATGCCAAGGTACACGTTGGCCGACTCGCCGTCAATGCGAACCCTTGTCGCTGTCACGCGGTGGTCCTGCGTTGCCGCAAGAAACCTGCGCTTGAACGCCATGTCACTTCCGGGCGGTATGTTCTTGGCGGTGGCCCACTTGCGCCAACACACGAACACTTCGTCCTTCATAGCCGTGGCTTCTAGGTCGTACACCAACGCGTCTGTAACAAACGACCCAATTGGGTTGCCTAGCTCCTCCATCAACTCCAGTAACTCGCGCCCTGTTGTTGGTTGTTGGAACCTCTGTCCCTCTCGCGCCATGCGTCGTTGCTGTCCTGCAATAGCCCAGTTAAAAATGGCAGGCAACTCCTTGGCCAACTTGTCGGCTAACAGCGTGTCCTCTTTGCCATAAAAGCTATTGCTCATCTTTAGCACGATCATCCTGCCCGTCAAAGCGTTGGAGTTTTCCGTTAACTGCAAGGCCTCGTTTGAGTAGATCACGATACGCGTCGGCAAATAGCCGCTCCAAGCTTCCTTGTTCTTCCTGTTCACAGTCACAGTATCCCCGCCAACAATCCGGAGCAACTGGCTCACTACAGCGCCCCTGTTGCGCTCCGGTGCGCGTGCGTCCGTGAAACTCGCTAGCAATTTTCCTAGCCAAGGTTGAAGTCCAAAAGTGTCGCATAGTTCATCCAGTTGTGGCGCCACCGTGTTGTGTTGCCCCAAGAGGCTAACGAGCACCTTGTTGATCGTTCCCTTACCAGACCGGCGTGGGCCAATGATGTTAAAAAACTTCTGCTGTGACGAGTCACCGCTCAGAATGTAGCCGAACATCTCCTGCAGGCAGTCAACGCTCTGTGGGTCGTCGTGCCATATGTCCTGTAAGAAACGCTCCCACGTTGGGCACGTCGCGTCAGGGTCATACGCAAAGGGCAAACTGTTCTGCGTAAAGAAACCCAAGCTGTGTGGGATCAGCATGTTTTGCTCTGTGTGAAAGATGCCATTCTCAAGTGACACCAGTTTGCTCGGGTCGGGCCTGTTGCTACCGTACCCCTCAAGCCACACCGGTGGTTTGGTGTTAGCCGTGTTGGGCAGGTGCGTCACCGCGTGCACCGCGTCAAGGATCGACGAGACGTGCGCAGGTGTTGGGTTGAACGGCATCAGGTTCTGCTTCTTGTCGTACTTCTTGCACCGGTCCAAGAACGTGTACAGCATGGCGCGCACCGTGGCCTCTTCAATGTCTTGGTAGTGTGTGCCCTTGTACTGGAACATGTCACCCGCGTAGGTTGTGAGTGATGTGCCCTCCTCGCACGTGAACTGACTGCCCAAGAACTCCTTGGCGTGGTTCAGTGGCCCACCTGTGAGCACCTTCTCACCGTTGGCCACCACCGCGGCCTCCTTGGTCTTGTTGACCTTGAACACCAGTGATCGCAACGTCGTGCCACCACTGCCACCAAAGCTGTCCCACTTGGCCGCGCACTGACCCGCCGCGTAGGACCCGCAGGCCCCGTCGCTGTCAGACCAACGGTCCCACAACTCAAGTGCCTCGTAGTCGCCACCGAACTGGTGGTGCAGTGCCATGCCCACCGCCAACCACTCTGTGTACCCACAGTCGGGGTCCAGTTGTGTCAGCAGGTCGGTCTCCACACGGGCCAAGTCCCACCCGTCAAGTGGTGGGCTGTAGTCCGCAAACGAGTCACCCGAACGGTAGCTTCTGCGTGCGGGCACGATGTGCTGTAGGTCCTGCTCCTGATCGGGTATGTTGCCGCCTAACGTGTGGCCTGTCACTGTGAAGTAACGGCCCTTAGGGTATATCTCTAAACCCTTCTCGTGGTCAACGTGCGCCGCGTTCAACTGCGCGCGTGTGAATATCTTGATGCCGGTGCCTGAGGGGCTTATTTCTGCGTAACCTAAGACAGCGTCTTTAATGGCCTGCGCCTCAGGCGTAAGAGACGTTGGACCCTGAACGGCATCCACGCAGTCGTCCAAGTCGATGCCCATGATGCCGTCACTGCCGTCAAAGACAAAACCAACACCGTCGAAACGGCCTGTTTGATAAGCTTCTTGTGCATGGAGAAAGTCACACCACGTTGTTGGGTTTGTGGAACTTGCTGACGACCCATTTGACTGCAGTGGTAACTTTGACCACCGCTTGTTCGACCCTTCCCCAACCTCGACTAGCCGCCACAAAACCCAACGGGAGATTTTCTTGAGGCTGATCGGGATATTCTCGAACTGAACTTCTAGTACTGTTGGCTTGTTCATCTGTTTGTGCCTTTTCATTTGGTGAATAGTTTATCATTTTTTATCTCCATTTTTAAGAAACGTACCATAGACCCGCGCCATTTGAAAGAACAGGCTTTCGTCGTTCAGCGCGTGTGCTTCCTTGGCCAGTGCAAGGGTCACAAAATCTGAAATGACCTGCAGGTTTAATTGGTGCCTTGTCCACCCCTCTAGGCCGTCTTGGTGTATTGCTTTGCCGTTTCTTGACAGGCTTTCTGTAATAACATATGCCTCGGGGTTAATTGTTAACCACTCTTTTACACACTTTGCGTCGTCCGATAAGACGGCCGCGTCGGGGTACTGCTCGGCCATTTGCCTTAACTTTTTAAAGTCTGGCGTGCGGTCCGTGCCCCTCAAGTGAACTACACGTGGCAGTGGAATTTGTGATATGTCTCGCAAACATTTTATCTGTAGCCTCTTTGCCAATGTTACCATGCTCCACGTGCGCGGGCCTACACCAGAGTGAACCCACACAGCGGTGTCACCGTCCGCGTCTTCTAGCTGAAACTCCACGTAGTCTTTGATCCTGTACACCCAGTCGCCGTTTGGCTTTCCTAACGCGTCGTTCCAAAACTCTGGGTACGCTGTGCCCTCGGGCTCACCCCTTAGAACGCCTCGCACGTCAAAGTACGTGTAAAACCCTGTCTGCCACATTGTGTCGTACCAGTCAACATACAGGTGGCGGTTGTATTTTACGGCCACGTCAATGCAGTACGATAAACACTGGAGCCTGTCCGCAAAACCTTCCCACCCCTTGCTAACAATTACCTTGCTCATTTTTTAATCCCTCGAATATGGTCTGACGCAACGTCTCTTGCCTGCTTCATCTCCATCAGGCTCATCTCTGTCTCTTTAATCTGCTCGTCCATCTCGTTGACGATGGCCTGCCCGTACTTCTCCGCGGCCTCCTCGGCTGTCAGGTCTTGAATCGTTGCCTTGTTGAGCACGCTGTCTTTGTCCTCCATGCCGTGGTACCCGAACTGCACGATGCCCTGCATCTCTAGCACTGCGATCACCACCATGGGCATGACTAGCACGATGGCCAGTGCCGTGATGGGGTCCAAAAAATACGCCGTCACAGACGCCAGTATCGCGCCAAATAAATAGATCGCGTAGATAATTTTCTTCATTGGTTTTCCCCACATGTTGCTAACGTGTCGTTGACTATCTCGGCAATGTGGCCAAACACGTCCTCCATTGGGGCCTCGTATTTGTAGTGCTGTCGTAACTGCGACTCGATCTCTAGCAGGGCCATGATGGCCGTCTGCCCGTGCAGGGCGTACCGCAGTTTGTCCTCGTCTTGTGGGTACTCGAACTCTAATGTGGCTTTCATGCTTTGCTCCAGTCGTATCCGTCATCGTCTTCGCCGGCACGTGCTCGGTCTTCAAAGATGTACTTGGGTTGATAATTTTGCGTGTAGTCGACCCACGCCTCCTCGTAACGCACATATTCCGAATTTGGAATAAACAGCGGCGTCAGTCGCCCGTCCTCTTTGACAGACCCCAGACAGCGCGTTGGTGGCGTGCGCGTTGCACGCCAGACCTTACGGGCACGGCGCACACGTAGCCACGCCTCCCTAACTTCCTCGGTCCACTGGGCCGCCTGTTTGGGGGACAACTTTTTAAGGTTGGCTTCGTATACTTCGCGCTCGTTGTCTGTCATCTTAGTCCTTTGGTGGTGGCGTGTAGGCCTTGCCTTCAGCGATGGCGTTTTTGAGCACGCCAATGAACGCAAAATTCAGCAGGTACCGTGTTGCCAGTGGGCCCATGTTGATGTTGCAGTCACAGGACCCGTCCTCGTTCTCCTGCACGTGCTCTACCCTGATGTAGTCAAAGTCTTTAATGTCAACTTCTGAGATCATAATTAACTCGCTAGTTTGTACAGGCCAACGTTCGCAAACGCGTAGCCTAAATACGTTAAACACATAGGCATGTTGCCCTTGAGCCCCTGCTCAACTGCCACGCCCGCATAGATCAGCCCCGTCAGGGCAATTAGCCACCCACTCATTTTGGTTTTACCTCATAAACTTTATTGCACTCGGCCACCACCAATTTGGTGAACTTCCGCAACTCCTTGTCGTAGTCACAGGACCAGTCTATCGTGGCTCCCTTGGGTTTCCAGTCACTGTCCTTTGACCACATCACAAAACCGGCCTGTTCTGCTAATTGTAGCATCTTAGCACGATTCATGCCAGTTTTTCGGTACATCAATTTTACTTGACCGGTTCCTTTAGGTGTCATGCTTATCCTCCTGCGGAAAATAAAAGGTTTGGAATTTCATGTCGGTTTCCCCGTCTTTGGTCAGCACCACAAGCGTTGCGGCAGATAAGTCCGCGCCATAAATTGTGCGTAATGCTCGCCACACTCTTTGCATTTCGTCAGTATTAGTCATGCTTGTCCCCTGTACGTCAACTCAGGCGCCGTGTACGTGGTGCCCTTCCAGTCTGCGTGGTACGCGCTCTTGACCTTTGCGGCCTCGTACTCAGCCGCCCTTCTAGCCCTTGCGGCCGCCTTGTACGCGTTGACCTTCTCCCTGTTGGCCTTGGCCCACTCGCGCTCTGCCTCGCGCTTGCGTTCTAGGCGCTTTTGGTTTACCGCCCACACGTCCCGTATGTCGCCTTTAGCCATGGTTCCTCTCCTTCAGTCTAGCCTCTGCCCATTTAACACCGTGCAAAAACGCCACGTCGCCAATGTAGATGTCAGGTATCTCGCGCTCTGACACGCCCCTCCACGGCCGCACGTACTCCTGTATGTCGTCGTCCTCGTCTCTCCTGCCCATGCGCTTGATCTCCCGCTGTACGTCTTCGTCTCTCATGTCAGCCCCCTCTTCGCGCACGGCGCGCGTTGTGCGAACACCGCCGCCAGTAGGTGGTCCGCGCCCCTGTTAGGCCCGTGGTACCGCTCCAGTCCCTCGCGCGTCCACTTGAGCAGTGTCTCGCGTGTCGGTGCCATGCCCGTGGGGCAGTGCGTGATGCCGCTCATGGCGTCGTAGGCCCCGAGCACGTACCCAGTGGCCTGCACCGCCTGCGGGGTGTACTGGTCCTTGAGCGCCGCCTGAAGCTGTGCGATCGTTAACTGTTGAGAGTAAGCGCTCACTTCAAATAGGGCGCTTGCTGTGATGATGAGGGTTTTAATTACGGGGTTCATGTCTGTGCTCCATCTCAGCCGCGAGGCTGTTTAGTTGGTCATATGCGTCGGGGTTCCATATCGCGTCGTCTAACGACGGGCCAATAAGGGCCGTGTTGATGGTCCACGTGTCACCCTCTCGGGTAAACAAGGGCCTCAGGTACCGGCCCAACATCGCGTCGTCTACTAATCGGTCGGCTCTCGCCCGCTCCAATTCGTACGACCGCTTGTAGGCCTCCACCAGTTGTATCATTCTGTCAATCATGTTCTTCTTCCGTTACTTGGTCTTTCTTGAACGCGTCCAATGAGACCGGTTGTCTCTGGCTTACCACCAGTCTATCACGGACCCTGCTCTCTGTCAGGCCCGTTATCTTGGCCACCTCTTTGGTAGTTGGCTCCCTGTTGAGCACTTGGGCCAACTCGGTCTCCACCCGCTTGATCTTGCGCAGGTCCTCCTGCACCGCCACCGGCACGTGGATCATCAGGCCCTTGTTCTCAATGGCCCGCAGTACTTGGCTCTTGATCAGTGTGCGCGCGTAGCTTGCAAACCTTCCCTGCGGTTTCCACCTGTGCGCCGCCTTCATCAGGGCCATGTAGCCCTCCTGCAGTAGGTCGTCCCGCGTCATGCTCCCCGCCATGTCCCACTGCGGCAACTTCTGCACGATGTACACCACCAACCCCATGTTGGCCTCCACCAAGGCCTCGTGGGCCTCCTCGTCACCCTGCACGATCAGGTGGTGCAGGTCGATCTCCTCCTGCGCTGTCAGTAGTTTGCGTCTCATTCTTGTGGATCCTTGACTGCCACCTCAGTCCACGCCTGTAGGTGCACCACCTCGTTGTCCTTGGTCACACAGTAAGAGTACATGCCGTCAATGTGCTTGAACTCCAACTCCATGCCATTTTCTAGCACGATCGTGCTGTTATTTGGTACGTCATATAATTTCATTTTGTTTCCTTTATCTTGGCAATAACGTCTGCGTACTCTTGTGCCTGTGGGGCCCGTAAGTCAAACACCGCAAAACTATTTTGGCCTTGCTGTCGCCAATTTAGTTCGTCATCGCAGGCCTGTGCAACTCGCTTGGCCTCCTCCTCGGTTGTGTAAAACCCCACCACGTCGGAACTCACACCACACTCGATGCACCCCACGTTGAACACCATCCAAGGTTTATGCTTTTTGGCGCCCTCGTAGATCACCTGCATGCGCAACTTGGACCTGCGCTCTGCCTCGTTGAATTCATCTTGGTTCATAGGTCATGCTCCTCTAATGGTTTGGCCCC